TACCAGGGCCGGGGGCTATCAGCTTTGACGAGCTGCATCAATGACTGCCGGGACATTATCCAGAGCACGGAATGGGAGCGGTTAGCGATGCTCCAAATGTCGTCTATCAGCCTGATCGAGTATAACGACAATGGCGGACCTGATAACGATGACACCTTCACCACCCTCTCTGGCGCGCCCGTGGGCAACAAGGAGATGACCGTCCAGAGCATGGACGGCGGAACGGTTCGCTACTTCAAGAGCAATTCAGGCGGCAAGATCGAAACTCTAACCAACACCCGCCCCGGCAATCCGTTCATGGATTTCCACGACCGGCTATTGAAATCCTCGTTCGCGTCGATTGATTGGCCGTCGAGTTTTTACACGGGCTATGGCGCGGGGGGCGGAACGGCACAGCGGTTAGAGATCGCATCCGCGCAAAGGTCCATTGAGGACCGCCAGGATTTGCTAGAGTACGCCGCAAAACGCCTCATCTCCTACGCAATCGCCAAGGCGCAAAAACGCGGTGACCTGCCACAATCCGCCGATTGGTGGAAGTGGGGCTTTTCATTCCCTCCGAAGCTAACAATTGACGACGGCCGCGTCATGAAGGAGCTGGAATCGAGCTACAAACTCGGGTTCAAATCCGCGTCCGACATCACCGCCGCGATGGGCAAGGAATACAAGGATGTGATCCGCGAGAAGGCCGAGGAATCTGCCGCCCGGCAACTCATCGCTAAGGAAGTTGGCGACAAATACGGCATCGAGATCGACCAGCGGGAGCTTGTGATGCTCACCCCAAACGAAATGGCGGAGAACAGCCAGAACCAAAACCAACCATCCAAACCAAATGAATCTAACGATTGAAAACCGCGCCGGGAAGCTCCGGCTGAATGATGGCGTCCACAAGGACTCCGCCGATAAACTGATCGAAGAATTGGATGCTCTTTATGGGCCATCCGCTGTCGGTATCATGTCCATCAACAACGTCGTCTGTGCTGCGGACAACGCGCTGGAATCCGTCGAGGTTGAGATCAATTCGCCTGGGGGATCGGTCTTTGAAGGCCAACGCATTTACAACGCCCTGCGCGGTATCTCAGCCCGTGGCGTCGAGGTTACCACAACCGTTTCAGGATTGGCCGCATCCATGGGCAGCGTGATCCTGATGGCCGGCGATAAACGGCAGATGACCCAAGGCAGTCGGATTATGATCCACGAAGCCAGCACGATTGCCATGGGCGATTCCCGCGCCATGCGCAAAACCGCCGATTTGCTAGACGGCATCAGTTCTGAAATCGCTGGCATCTATGCCGACCGCACAGGCGGCGATGAAAAGGAGATCCGCAACCTCATGTTTGCTGAAACTTGGATGACCGCAGATCAAGCCAAGGCTAACGGATTTGTCGGCACCGTGCTGAAGGATGGAAAAGCCAAGGCCGAATTTGACAGCGGCGGGAAAGGCATGAGCATTTTTGCGAAACTATTCCCGGGCAATGAAGACGCACTCAAGGCCGAAGCGTCGATCCTCGAAAACGATTCCCTTCGCGCTGAGCTTATCGACGCGCAAGCCAAGATCGCTGAACTAACAGCAAACGATGGAGCAACGGCAATCCTGAATGTGGAACTGACCGAGGCTAAATCCAAGATTTCGGAATTCGAAGCCAAGGTTGCTGATTATGACATCAAGGTTGCGGATCTAACCGCCGCTGCCGAAGTCACAGCCGAAAAGGTTTCCATCAAAGCGGCCGAACTTCTCGCCGCTCAGGGGCATCCTGCTCCGGTCACGCTTGGAAACAGCGACATCGAAGCCTCTTCGAACATTCTCACCCGTCACGCTTTCAACGCCCTTGCTCCAAAAGAGAAGATGTCGTTTATCAAAAAGGGCGGAAAACTCTCCTAATCAAACTCTACACTAACCGAATAATAATATGGCTAATACCCTCACCAACCTTATCCCGCTCGCATACGAGGCACTCGATATCGTCTCCCGCGAAATCGTCGGCTTCATCCCTAGCGTCAATCTCGACGCCTCGTCTGATACCATCGCCAAAGGCCAAACCATTTATAGCCCCGTTGCGCCAGTTAATACGACTGGCAACATCACGCCAGCGATGACGGTTACCGCCGCGAGCGATCAAACCATCGGCACGAAGTCCCTCACTATCGACAGTTACAAGTCTTCGGGTTTTAACTGGACGGGTGAAGAGGAGTTTGGCCTTGCCTCCGGCGGACGGCTTGAGGCTATCATGCGCGACCAAATGGCGCAATGTTTCCGCGTCCACGTCAACGAAATCGAAGCCGCTCTTGGTCTCGCCGCCAAAAACGGCGCATCCCGCGCGGTCGGAACCACCGCAGGAACCGCTCCGATTCTTGCCGACTTTGCTGGTGCGCAAAAAATCCTAACCGATAACGGCGCGCCAATGAGCGGCCGCTCGGTTGTGATTGACACCACCGCTGGCGCTGCCCTTCGCGGAATCGCCAACCTCTACAAAGTCAACGAGGCTGGAGACTCTGGCTTACTCCGCAACGGCTCGCTAGGCCAACTCTACGGCTTCGATATCCGCGAATCGGCTGGCGTATCCAGCGCGACAGCCGGAACTGGCGCGAGCTATACCAGCTCCACCGCTGGCTTCGCGATCGGAACCACGTCCATCCCAATCATCACAGGCACCGGCACCGTGCTGGCTGGCGACATTGTGACGTTTGCCAACGATACTAACAAGTATGTTGTGGCTGAAGGCGTATCTGCCCCCGGAACCATTGTTCTTGCCGCCCCTGGCTTGAAAAAGGCGCTTCCCGCCTCAGCCGTTGCCATGACGATCTTTGGCACCTCCGCCCGCAACATCGCGCTCAACAAGAGCGCAATCACGCTCGCAACCCGCTTGCCTAAATTCCAAGCAGGCGACCAAGCCGCTGATCGTTATGTCATGACCGATCCTAACACCGGCATCGCGTTCGAAATCACGATGTGGCCTGGTCAACGCATGGTTAAATATGAGGTCTCCATTGCCTACGGCATGTCCGTAATCAAACCGGAACATCTCGCCGTGATCATCGGCTAATCTCTCTGGCGTGTGTTATTGCTAACGCCCGCACGGCCTCTAACCGTGCGGGCGTTTTGTTTTGACACTCATCACTAAGCAATGAGCTTAGTTGATGATTTCCTAACATCCGGACTGGATGCCATAGACGCCACGTTCGGGACCGTGCCCATGGTTTGCGAGGGGCAGACGTTTGACGTGGTAGTCGGCGACTCGACGCGCAGCTATGAAGGAGCGATGGGCGGACTTGCGGCGCCAACATCTCTAACTGTTACGGCTCAAACTGCCGACGTCTCATCCTATTTCGCCATGCTGCAAAAACGCTGCACGGTTGACGGCGTGGCGTATCGGGTGGCGCAAATCTCGGCCGATAACATCTCACTTGTTTTCACCCTTGAGGACGTAAACTCATGACCGCATCGCAGAGAGTAAAGCAGACGATCATTGATGTCCTAACCGAGGCCAAGCCGTCCGCGTCTATCACCGTTGTGGACGCTAAACAGCGGGCGACCTACGCCTTGCCATTTATCGCGGTTGATGTCGTGAGCGTGTCCAGTTATGCCGACGACCTCCCCCAGGTGCAACGGATCTCCATGGACATCGTGCTTAAAGTCCACGCCGGGGATGAGGATGACAATGATGTCGAAAACTGGATTGCCGATATAGAGGCCACGCTTGACGGAGCCACCGACCTTTCTGGTCTATCAAGCGACGGTATCACAATTTACTCGTGGGTTTATGGCGGCAGCTCTCAGGAGTGGGAAGAGTCGGTTTTGATGGTCAACTTCAATGTCGAGTGCCTAGCGGCTAGAGCGTAATTTGACAGGCGGGGAAAGGGTAAGTCTAACCCCTATCATTTATGGCAGCCACAATTTTTAAAACTACCGCCGCAGGTTCCCTCGTTCATGGGGTGACCGATGAAACCTCAATCATCATCACCAACTACACCCGCAACGTCACTGCGAAAAAGACCGAAGTAATGGACGCGGACGGCGACGTGGTGGCTGTGGCGTTTACGGGCAAGACGGCTGAAATAACAGCTGATGGATACGTCAATGGCGCTATCAGCCTGAACATCGCCGCAATCGCCACGCTCGCTAACGACACGACCCGGTATGGCGTCACGGGCGGCACGGTTCTAATCAATTCGATTTCCGAGAGCACCGGTCAAGGCGAGTTCGCAAAGGTCTCTATCAGCATGACTCAATACACGGAGACGCTGTCCTAACCAATCCATGAGCCGACGCCTCCCGGCTGAACAGGAGGCAAGAAACAACAACAAAATGACGCAAGAATTATTCCACACGATGAACATCAAGGTTGCCGCAGCGCTGGCTACCATGGGCTTTGAAGCTAACACCCCGCCTGTCACCCGAATTGTTAGGGAAGACGGCAATGAGTCGGTGATTTTCTGGTTTGAAGCCACCAATGACCGAGGAGAAAAGGCGATGACCATTGCCCACGGCATGACCAAAGGTGGCGAGTCGTTAAACGAGGCCGACCCTGAGAACATCATCAATTACCTGCGCTGCTTCGCGGCCAATCGGGACGAGATGATCGGTCTAATCAAAAACACTCCGCGCCAAGTCGAGATCAAGAACGGCGGGCGGAAAATGCTGCTGTCTGAAAACGCATCAGACGAAACCAAGCGGAAATCCGCCGCAATGCTCTAACCAAAACGATATATGAATACAGAATACCAAACAGATGATGAAGCAGTTCGGGAAATCGGTTTTACCGCAGGCCCGAAAGAAATCGCAGGGATTATCCTGCGTCCAGTGACAGCGCTCTCGCTCTCATGGCTGCAGCGCAACGGTGTTTTCTCGGATTCGTTCGGGGACATGCTGCAAAAAACCGCCGCGTTTACTTTCCTGCATAGCGCGGACAAGCAGACGATCCGAAATGTGGTCAATGACCGAGCCGCATTCCTAGACGCGGTTGACGACTGGATAGAGGCCACTGTGTCGCATCACACGGAGCTTGAACCATACGCCGTGCAGATGAACGAATCGCTAGAACACTACATGGCGGCCACCACGCGGGCCGCAAATCCTGGCGGCGGAAATCCAACGGGAAAAAAGTAGCGTCCGCAAGCTGGCTGGCAAACTACGTCAAGGAGCTCGGCCGGTTAGGCTTCGGCTTTGTCGAGGCAATGGAGGTGATTCCATTTGCGGCCGGACTGCAGTTGATAGACGCGGACTATATCGCCAACGGCGTCGAGCTGGTCTATATCAGGGACAATCCGCGATCAGATTTTGACTCCATGTCTCTAATTGACAAAGCGTTTTCAAAATTCCATGGCAAAAGCAGTATCCATTAGAGCCGACACCGCAGACTTGCGGGCCGTCTTGGCGCAGCACTCCGAGTTCGCGCAAAAGACGGTCCCGCAGTTAGTGCGCTCTCATGCTCGCCTTTGCGCGGTGGAACTGGCATTGCGGACCACGCCGTTCAGCGTCGGGAGCCTAAAGGATTCGGCCAAAAAACAAGGGGAGAACTGCGTCACAAACGACATCCGGAAGGTGATGATGGATCGCAAGGATTTCGAATCGTTCATCAGCAATTTTGGAAATGAAGCGATCCGCGCAAGGCTTCAAAAGCTCATCGCCTCCGGCAACTGGCCAGTCCTAACCGAAACTCTAAACAAGCTCGGATACGCCGCGAAACTTGGCGGCGTGGATTTTGTCGGCAAGTCGGATTTTGCGGCAACGCATCAGAAATACCGCAACAAGACCACCGGCCGGACCCGCAAGAAAACGGACAAGATGCACGTGGCGACATCCAGCCTTGATCCCTACATCAAGGGCGCGATTAAGCGGGTCGGCATGTCCAAGGGTGGCTGGGCTCAATGCGCTCGTCTAGTTGGCAATCTGAAAGCGGGGAAGAATGGCAAAGCGGCAGACAATGCCCGAGGCATCCCGCAATGGGTGAAGCGTCATAAGCACGGCGGCGAGGTAGAGGACAAAACTAACGACACCAAAAACCCGCATGTCATTATGACTAACACCATTCCCTGGATTTCCAATATCTGCAATAAGGCGGACCAGCAAATTGCGGTCAAGGACGCCACCGATAAGATGTTCGATTCCTTCCAGAAAGCGCTCAAAGCGGCAGCGAAAAAGAACGCGAAGGATAACAAAGCGCAAGCGGAACCAAAATCAGCATGAGCAAAGTAGCAGTAGAATTTGGCGCGAAGGATTCAGGTCTTGACACGACCATCAAAAAGATCGGCAAGAGTCTTGACGGCCTAGACAAAGACGCGAAGAAGGCAAGCGAAAGCGTCGATAAAGTCGATTCAAGCTTTTCCAGCATGGCCAAAGCGGGGGCCGGCTTCGCGCTGGGTGTTGGCGCTATAAAAATAGCGTTCGACACTGTCGTTACCGCCATCGGGAACTTCAAGGACGCCTTTGATTTTGCTGGCGAAATGAAGGACATGTCAGACAGGACGGGGATTGCCGTCGAGGATCTAGCGACGCTTGAGAGAGCGTTCAAAAATGCGGGCCTATCAAGTGACGATGTTCAAAAGGCGGTCAACAAAATGCAAAGGTCGATCGAAGACGCTGGAGAAGGCGGGGAGAAAACCGGGAAGGCATTTGAAAAATTAGGGCTGAATT